CGCATTTACGTCCCCAGCGGGAATGATCTGCGGTATCACGGCGCACTATGGCCGGAGATAACTTCAAATCAGTGGCCTATCATGTCCGAACCATCTGACTCCGAAAGGAATGCAGATGGCACTCGGGCAATGAAAGCCTCAATCCCAACAGCTCCCGAAGCAGGTCTTGCGCAATTTCTGGGAGAACTTAGGGAAGGACTTCCTAAGATCCCCGGTGTCCAACTCTTGCGTGAGGGAATCAATCCCAAGTCAATTGGGAGCGAGCACCTCAACAACGAGTTCGGCATCAAGCCCGTTATTTCGGACTTGCAGAAATTCGCGTCGAGCATACTGGACTTCAATAAGAAGGTCCAGCAGTTCCGACGCGACTCCGATAAACCAATTCGGAGACGCATGACCTTGCGCGAGGACAGAACAATCACAGATCGTGGGACGATTGCGACTGCGTTCGATGTTGAACGCATGAACTCTCAACCCATGTTCTCTGAATTGTTCAGTGGAGGTGGTTTCGCCCGTGTCAATGACACGATCGAAACCATCACGAGATTTTCCGGAGCGTTTTAGTACCATCTTGCCCAGGGAAATGCTTTTCTGGACAAGATGGACCGCTACGAAGCACTTGCAAACCATGTGCTTGGGACTCGGTTTACACCGAGCACCTTCTGGGAACTCTCTCCATGGACCTGGTTGTCAGACTGGTTCTTTGATGTTGGCTCATTTATGAGCAACATCAGCTATCTAGCCGATGACAACCTTGTGATGCGGTACGGGTACGTAATGCACGAGATCCGTGCTACCCGCACTCGAACTGTATCCGACATCACCTTAGTTCCTGGTGTTGTCGCGCCCACTTCCTTTTCTACATATCACAACATTGTTGTGAAGATGAGGAAGCAGGCGACACCGTATGGGTTCGGGATCAATGTTTCGGGTTTGAATCCGAAGCAGTGGTCCATTCTGGGAGCTCTCGGCATGACCGATAGCTCCACGAGTCTCAGACGAAACATCTGAGCCGTCTCTCTCAAACAGGGAGAGGCGCACACCACCACCTTGCAAAGGCGATGCCATGTCGTACGCAGACCCACAGTCCGTCACAATCAATGCGGTGCCTGTTTCTCTTCCGAGAACCAGCGCCGGTCAGGGCCAAGGCGGATTCTCATCCGCCGATGGACTTGTCCAGTTGTCTGTTTCCCATCAGTATGGGAAGCGGACGCGCCGCGCGATGCGACTGACCCAGTCGAAAACCTCTGCTGACCCTCTGATCCCGTCACAGAATGTTCGATCCAACATGAGCGTGACGCTCGTGGTGGACCATCCTGTGAACGGTTTCACTGTGGCTGAGCAGAAGTACCTGACGGATGCCCTTGTGGCATACCTGACGGCTTCGACTGGGGCTCGGGTCACCCAGCTTCTGGGTGGCGAGAACTGAGTCTTGACTGCCGATACGGTGGTCACAGTTCTGCATGCGATGATACGATCATGGCTGAGGAGAACCGACCCCCTAGAAGGAGGCAGTTCACGTGGACCCACGGAAAGTGGATGCACGCAGCCTGATCTCGCTGTTGCAAGTCGTCCTGGCGGAAGCCGGGACGAGATGCGGCACAAGCACCATCCGAGATCTCAAAACGATCTCGGAGCGAGTCGAACACGAAGGGATATCATTCTTGATGATATCCTTGCCTTCCTTCTGTCGAGACTTCGAAAAAAGCCTTGACAGAGGGCAGGTAGATCACGCTGCATTCGTCGGATTTCGACGGCAC